GTTCACGTGTGTGAGCACTGCTGCGCAGAACTGATGAGCGATCCGAATAGCTCAATGTACGAGGAAGAAGACGATGGCTAAACCAGCGCGAAGACGATGTAAAAACGATGAATGTCGGGAATGGTTTCACCCTGCATTCGCTAATCAGTGGTGGTGCTCTCCAGAGTGTGGAACCAAGATAGCACTCGAACGACGAAGCAAAGAACGCGAAAAAGCGGAAAAAGCAGCAGAGAAGAAACGACGACGAGAGGAGCAGAAACAGAAAGATAAACTTAAGATTCGAAAACTCGCCTTAAAGCCCCGCAGTTACTGGATTAAACAAGCCCAACAAGCCGTAAACGCCTTCATCAGAGAAAGAGACCGCGACTTACCATGTATCTCGTGCGGAACGCTCACGTCTGCTCAGTGGGATGCCGGACATTACCGGACAACTGCTGCGGCACCTCAACTCCGATTTGATGAACGCAATATTCACAAGCAATGCGTGGTGTGCAACCAGCACAAAAGCGGAAATCTCGTTCCGTATCGCGTCGAACTGATTAATCGCATCGGGCAGGAAGCAGTAGACGAAATCGAATCAAACCATAACCGCCATCGCTGGACTGTCGAAGAGTGCAGGGCCATCAAGGCGGAGTATCAGCAGAAACTCAAAGACCTGCGAAATAGCAGAAGTGAGGCCGCATGACGTTCTCAGTAAAAACCATTCCAGACATGCTCGTTGAAGCATACGGAAACCAGACAGAAGTAGCACGCAGACTGAAATGTAGTCGCGGTACGGTCAGAAAATACGTTGATGATAAAGACGGGAAAATGCACGCCATCGTCAACGACGTTCTCATGGTTCATCGCGGATGGAGTGAAAGAGATGCGCTATTACGAAAAAATTGATGGCAGCAAATACCGAAATATTTGGGTAGTTGGCGATCTGCACGGATGCTACACGAACCTGATGAAAAAACTGGAGACGATAGGATTCGACACCAAAAAAGACCTGCTTATCTCGGTTGGCGATTTGGTCGATCGCGGTACAGAGAACGTCGAATGTCTGGAATTAATCACATTCCCCTGGTTCCGAGCTGTACGTGGAAACCATGAGCAAATGATGATTGATGGCTTATCAGAGCGCGGAAACGTCAATCACTGGATGCTTAATGGCGGTGGCTGGTTCTTTAATCTCGATTACGACAAAGAAATTCTGGCTAAAGCTCTTGCTCATAAAGCAGATGAACTTCCGTTAATCATCGAACTGGTGAGCGAAGGTAAAAAATATGTCATCTGCCACGCCGATTATCCTTGTGACGAATACGAGTTTGGAAAGCCAGTTGATCATCAGCAGGTAATCTGGAACCGCGAACGAATCAGCAACTCACAAGACGGGATCGTGAAAGAAATCAAAGGCGCGGACACGTTCATCTTTGGTCATACGCCAGCAGTGAAACCACTTAAATTTGCCAACCAAATGTATATCGATACCGGAGCAGTGTTCTGCGGAAACCTCACATTGATTCAGGTACAGGGAGAAGGCGCATGGGCATAAGAGAACTAAACCTCACCAAAGAACAGCATGAGTGGCTGAATGGCTGGCTTGAACTGTGGGGCGCATGGGTTTATTCAGGTCGTCTGGAAAAGCGCATGAGCAGCGTAATAGCGAAGTTCATGGAGAGCGTAGAGCCGGGAAGAATTATGACAAGGCCAATGTGTAATGATGATGATGGAATGTTGATTTCTCAGGTCGTCGATTCCGTCATGTACATTGACAAGAAAGCCTTTGGCATCCTCCTCAGCTACTACGCTCATGGTTCATCTAAGCGAGCAATTGCATCCTACTATCACGCGACTGCAAAGCCACGCAAGATGTGTGGACGTGGTGGCGAGGGATGGAGAAAACCTTCACTGGCAACCTGTAGAAACGAAATTGACGACATCCTGAAAGCGTCGTTATTTGTTTTGTACCAGCCAATGCAAAATGCTTTCAAAATGCGTAAACGTGTTGAGAAAGTTAAGCATGTTGCTGTTAAAAGCCTTGACATGCAATTAGCCATTTAGCCATAATTAGCAGGTAAGCTGCCGTTAGTGACTCTTAAGTTGCAACGGTGGCTTTTTTATTTGGGTCAGTCGTATAAAGGTCATTACGGAAGGCTGTTAACCTTCTTATCGTGGTTCGAGTCCACGCTGTCCCGCCAAACATGCTGGTTTAGCTCCAATGGTAGAGCAGTCGCCTTGTAAGCGAATGGGTAGCGGTTCAAGTCCGTTAACCAGCACCATAACTGAGCCGTAGCCACTGGCTATCCTGAATTCATCAGTGATAGTTACGCTGCGGCCTTCTAAACATGACCTTCGTGAAAGCGGGTGGCAAGAGGCTGCGCTAACAACCTCATGCCGTTTTGCTCGTGCATATCGGTCACGAACAAATCTGATTACTAAACACAGTAGCCTGGATTTGTTCTATCAGTAATCGACCTTATTCCTAATTAAATAGAGCAAATCCCCTTATTGGGGGTAAGACATGAAGATGCCAGAAAAACATGACCTGTTAGCCGCCATTCTCGCGGCAAAGGAACAAGGCATCGGGGCAATCCTTGCGTTTGCAATGGCGTACCTTCGCGGCAGATATAATGGCGGTGCGTTTACAAAAACAGTAATCGACGCAACGATGTGCGCCATTATCGCCTGGTTCATTCGTGACCTTCTCGACTTCGCCGGACTAAGTAGCAATCTCGCTTATATAACGAGCGTGTTCATCGGCTACATCGGCACTGACTCGATTGGTTCGCTTATCAAACGCGTCGCTGCTAAAAAAGCCGGAGTAGAAGATGGTGGAAATCAATAATCAACGTAAGGCGTTCCTCGATATGCTGGCGTGGTCAGAGGGGACTGATAACGGACGACAGAAAACCAGAAATCATGGTTATGACGTCATTGTAGGCGGAGAGCTATTCACTGATTACTCTGATCACCCTCGCAAACTTGTCACGCTAAACCCCAAACTCAAATCAACAGCCGCCGGACGTTACCAGCTTCTTTCCCGTTGGTGGGATGCCTATCGTAAGCAGCTTGGCCTGAAAGATTTCTCTCCCAAAAGCCAGGACGCTGTGGCATTGCAGCAGATTAAAGAGCGTGGCGCTTTACCGATGATTGATCGCGGTGATATCCGTCAGGCTATCGACCGTTGCAGCAATATCTGGGCTTCACTGCCGGGCGCTGGTTATGGTCAGTTCGAGCATAAGGCTGACAGCCTGATTGCAAAATTCAAAGAGGCTGGCGGAACGGTCAGAGAGATTGAGGTATGAGCAGAGTCACCGCGATTATCTCCGCTCTGGTTATCTGCATCATCGTCTGCCTGTTATGGGCTGTTAATCATTACCGTGATAACGCCATCGCCTACAAAGAGCAGCGAGATAAAGCCACATCCATCATCGCTGACATGCAGAAGCGTCAACGTGACGTAGCAGAACTCGATGCCAGATATACAAAGGAGCTTGCTGATGCTAANGCGACTATCGAAAGTCTCCGTGCTGATGTTTCTGCTGGTCGTAAGCGCCTGCAAGTTCGCCGCCACCTGTGCAAAGTCTAACGGACCGGACGCCAGCAGCATGGGCGATGGAGAAAGCCCAAGACTTACAGCAGATGCTGAACTCAATTATTACCGTCTCCGAAGTGGAATCGACAGGATAACCGCGCAGNNTGAGAACGCTTCAGGAATACATCAGGACGCAATGCCTTCGATGATAGCGATAATTTTACTTATCATCCTTCACATCTGGCTCTGTAGACAGGGTGGTGATCACTTCTGGAGTGAATCCAGATTAAACATCTCATTGCTGATGCTTGAAGTTGAGCATCTGGCGCGCGGTAAGGGGCTGCGTTGAGATAAGAGCCAGTTCATCACAAACACCAGGATTTAGCCTCGCATTCGCGGGGCTTTTTATTGCAACAAAGGTAAAGACGATGGATGAAGAATATCGTAAAGACCTGCAATTGTGGTTTGGCCTGACGCATGCGTCGTTCTGCGTGATGCCGAGAGTATTCATGGAGGCTATGCCGCAAGAATGGCAAGAGAAGATGGCGCAGTTGCTTTTTGAGTATGGCGACACGATCAAAACGGATGTCTGCGGAGTTCACTGCTGTTTCGTTACTGCCAAAGACGGCAACAACCGCTTTATGAGGATGCCAGAAGATATTCTGAACTATCGTCATCCCCGGCGTGAGTTCATCGAATCATTTCTGAAGAAGTAGCCATTACAAAGTCTATCTGCGGGGGGCTTGATAAAGGTGCTTTCACCTCGCTTAGCATGGTATGTTCTGACTACCAACTTTTTGGGAGGACACATGGAACTGATAAATGGACGGCCAGGCAGAGATTTTATAGTGGGAACATATACCTACTCAGAAATTAAAGATCTTAACTTCATGGCTAAGGAAGAGAAAAGAGCTCGTGAAGAGCTAAAGCATCGGGGTTACGAATTGGCGTATATCAAGGCGGACTCTGAATGTAACGGGATGTTTGTCAGGGCGTACCGGGTCTATACTGACAAAGCGCCATCTAATGTCTAAATATACCTCGGGCGGTTTTTTACGTTCATTACCGTACGCAATTACAGCAGGCATTCATTGAGTGCCTGTGATAATGATTTATCAACGTGCTTGCAAACGGTATTCTAGACCTCCAATTATCCTAAGGAGGTTTTTGTGGTTAAAAATTTAGAATACATGAAGGGGATGCTTGAGGTATTTTTGAAAGCGAAAACTCCCTTTATATCTACAAAAGACTTAGCTAATGCGGGGTACGATATCTGCTCGAATGAAGGGATGTTTCATTATCTACTTCTTATTGAGCAAGGTTATATCAGTAATAAAGATCTAATAACGGATGACATAACTAAACTGGGCTACATGCGCCATTGTGGCCATATGCTAGATATGGGTACCGACGTGCGACTATCTGCGCAGGGACAAGAATTCGCCCAGGCATTAAATGAACCTACGGTTTTTGAGAAATTAAAGTCAATGAGCGATGCCCCTTTGAGTACAATCAAAGATGTTGGGCTGGAGTTAACGAAGGCCTATTTAAAGAAGAAATTTGGCCTCGAGTAAAATTTCTACCCTCACGAGTTAAGTTGTTTTGTGATGGTTATTCGCAATGAATATCTTTAGCCACTGGCATTTGCTGGTGGTTTTTTTATGCGCATCCCTCGCGCACCACAAAGGGAGTCTTTCAGTAGTGATTCTGAATATCAGTGTGATAAACGTATTTGACAATCATTATCATTTTTGGTGGGTCCTTTCCGGCGATCCGACAGGTTACGGGGCGGCGACCTCGCGGTTTTTCACTATTTATGAAAATTTTTCAGGGAAAATCGTGTCGGTACTTCTCGAATATAACTTTTTGTTTTTTTTAATATTGCATCCGTAAAGGTCCGACATGAAAGTGTCCGAAAATGCCTTTTTCTGGCGTTTTCATGTCGGGGCCTTTGTATTTGATAATGGGTTGTTTTCATGAAGGTTAATAAAAAGAGGCTTGCCGAAATTTTCAACGTGGACCCGCGGACGATTGAACGCTGGCAGTCTCAGGGACTCCGTAGGCTCAAGTACGTAGGACTATGACTGTACTTGATAGCTGACCAGCA